AGTTAAATAATCTTCTACTCTTTCAGGTTTAAAGTTTTTAAAAGTAGTTTTAATTTTATGTAAATTTTTTATAGTTTCTGAATCATCATAGCAAATATTATTTACATTAAATTGTTTTAATTTTTTAAGATCATATTTAATATTATATTTTATATATTTACTTATATTTTTTAAAAATAAATCAGGGTTATTTACTAAATCTTTATAATAAAATATTTTATAGTTTTCTTTATTTTTTATTAAATTGTTTATGCTCCATAAAGCTTTACCTAAAATACCTGTTTCTTTATTTAAAAGATTAATTAAATGTTCATCTACATTATTAACTTTTTTATCTTCTTTTAAAATTTTAGCAAAAGACGCTAAACATTCTTTTACAGGTCTATATAATATTATAAATTTAGGTTTTTTAATTACTTTTTTTAAATTGTTTAAGTTACCAGGTGTTCCCCAAGGACCTCTGTCTATAATCAACTCAGCTTTCCAATCTTTATAGTATGTTGAAAAACTTGATTTTATTAGATTATCTAAAGACTTGTGATCTGGAAAATTTTTAAAAGTAGATTTTTCTTTTAATTTATTTAGTTCTTCTAATACATCTAACATTATTGAATTTGGAGTTGCTTTTATTTTTTTGTTTTGATTAATAATAGAACCAAGCACAGTATTACCAGCTCTTGGCATAGAACATAAAAAAATTACATTCATAATAAATTCTTTTTTATTAATTTTAATACTTTATTATTTAATCTAGATTGTTTAAATCTTTTGTATCTTTTTGCTAATGGTACAAATTTTTCCCAACTAGATGAATTAGAACAAGTATTTAATATTTTTCTTAAATCTTCATTTAAATCAAATCTAATTAGTTCTATATTTTTTTTACAATTAAAATTAAAATAAACCATGTCCTCACCTTCATGTATTTTAAACTCATTGTTGTTCCAAATATTAAATTCAAAATTTACACTTCTAAACCACTGTGAAATATTAAAAGTTCCAGGAACCATTGAGGCATATTGTAAGTGTTGACTATTAGAAAAAAAAGGAGAAGTCATTGTCATGTCAATATCTTCTTCACTAAAAAAAACATAAGGTATAACAATAGTAAATAAATAGCTTCCTTTTATATTTGATTTATGGGGTGTATCACAAACTAAATAATTATCAGAAACAGGAACAATTGTATTATCTACTATTTTATAGTGAGAAGTTAGTGGACACTTAACTACTATTATTTTTTCAAATAAACTTTTAACAGCAGGGCACAAAAACAAATTATTTTGTTTTTCTAAATTGTTTTCTTTTTGTTCTAAAACAGATTTAAATAAATTTTTAGGTTCAGGATAAAGAATGTTCCAATCTTCCGTTTCACTATAACTAGCAGGAGCCCAATAAATTTTAGATGTATTCATAAGTTATAGTTTGAATAAAGTTTAAATTGTCTTTTTGATTATTAGTTATGTAATACATGTTTGTTGATGGAAACATTATAAATTTATTGTTTGTAAGAGGTATATTCCAACTTCTTCCTTTTCTTCTATTATCTTCGTAATGTATTTTAACTACACAGTCTTCAACTTTTAAACCATACAATAAAATAAAATCTGGAGAGTTTTTTAAATCTACTGGATCAATGTGTAATAATGGAGGTGTTATTTCTGTAGGTTTATAAATATCACCCCAAGTTTCTTTATTAATTAAAGTTAACTCATGTTTAAGATTAATGTAGTCTCTAATATAAGTGTTTAATTTATCCCAAGTTTTAGAAAATGGAAATTGTAGATTTGTTAATTTTGATTGTAAAATATCAAGTGATAGTTTAGTTCGATCAATCTGCCAATGCTTTGGCATTTTGACATCACCATAATATAATGCTTGTTCGCTTAATACTTTCTTATCCATACCACCACTAAATATATATATTATGCAACTAAATTTGTCAATGTCCAACCATTTTCATTGTTAGCTTGATATGCTGATTCATTCCATATGTAAGTCCATGCGTGACTACCAGCATCAACTTGTGTTTGTTGTTCTGTTGTTAATTCAGGAGCATCACCTAAAGGTGATTTCCAAGTTGCAGTTGCAACATGTTTTACCCAAGAACTATAAGGTTTTGATGGCCAAAAAATTTCATTATCTGCATCCCAGGTATAACCAATACCAGCATAGTTTCCTCTAAATGCTTTTGAATTATCTCCTGACTTATGTGTATTTTGTTTTGTGTTATATGAAGTTTGAATCCAAAGATTAGCAGGCCAATTATTATGTGTTTGTAAATACTGTTGTCCTATTGATTCTGTTTCAACACCATCATCATTTAACATATCTGAATTATTTAATGTAAGAACTGTTAGAACTTCGTTTTCTTCTGATATTTTTGCAAAATGTGCCATAATATTTTTCCTATTCTACGCTTGAAATTGATAACGAATAATAACAATCCCTGATCCACCATCACCGCCACCACCACTTGCTTGTGCATATGGTCTTCCGGCTCCACCTCCACCGCTACCAGTATTTGCAGTAGCATCGTCTCCTCTAGTTGCAGGGCCATTTCCTTGTGGTAATCCTTTTTTACCATCACCACCGCCACCAGATCCACCAGATCCTGCTGGGTTTGCGTTTCCCCAGTTAGTTGGTCCAAAAGTTCCACCGCCTCCACCACCGGCTCTTGTTACAGCAGATCCTGATGCTGAACTAGCTAAACCATTTCCACCATTTCCACCTGAAGATCCATTAGCTGAATTTCCTCCAACCGCACCAGCTCCACCACCACCGCCACATTCAGATGGTCTAACTGAAGGACTTGTCATTCCTGTTCCACCAGTATTTCCTTGAGGAGGACTTACAGGGGGTGTGTTACCTGCTCCAGCAACACCACCTGCTAATCCTACAGGAGGATATGCTCCACCTCCACCTCCGCCAGAACCACCCGCAGTAGCAAGACCTCCTAAAGAAGTAGCACCTACACCGCCACCTGCAGAAGTAATTGTTGAAAAAGTTGAAACACCGCCATTAGCTGCACCTGTGTTTACAAAAGAATTTGGGTTTCCACCACTACCTCCAGCTCCTACAGTAATTGGTAAAGCACCTGGTGTAATTGGTATGGCTGAAACACAAGCACCTAATGGACTTGCTGAATAACAACCTGAAGCAGCACCTGATGATTCTCTAAAACCACCAGCACCTCCGCCACCGCCACCGCAGGTTCCACCACCACCTCCGCCAGCTATAACTAAATAATCAGCTATTCCTAAAGTTCCTGCTCCAGCTGAAACACAAAATGTACCTGGTCCTGTAAAAATATGTATTTTAAAATTACCACTAGTAGAAACAGTTCCACCTGTAGCTGCAATATATGCAGGGTCTGCTTCAACAACTCCAGGAGAACCAAATCCTAAAACGTGATAACCAAAATACTTACCTCTAGATGGTTTTGTATTTTTAGTACTTTTACCTTCAATAATAATATTTTTTAAATCTCTCATAGTACATTACGCATCATTAGCAAGATCAGTAGTAAAGTGTAATTTAATACCATGTAATCTACAATCACCTGCCATGTCATCTTCAGAAACATCCCTACCAATTCTAAAATAAGTAAGTTCATTGTCCCCTGGAGAACCAGCTATTGTAATATTTCCACTTTCAGCAGAAACTAAACATTCTTCTACTGCACCTTGAGCATTATCAGCAACAGCAACTGCTGTTCCATAAGCGGTATCAATACTATCATTGTCTGCAAAAGCAACTCCAGCTAAAGTTAAAGTAACACTTGTTGTTGCAGCAATACCTGACCAAAAAAATTGAAAAGTAACTGTACCTGCGTTCCATGATTTAGGAAAAGCAACAGCAAACTGTGCAAACTCGTCAGAGTCTTTATCAAAATCTAAAACGTTCATGTCGGGTCTACCCGATGTAGTTTCTACTGTTGCTAAAGTTGCACATCCATTTGAAGATGTAGGTGTCATAGCTTGCGCTGGAACCCAAATAGTTTCTTTACCCGCTTGTTTTAATGTTCCAACTCCATCTAATTTATTTAATTCTGCAGCTGTTGATGTAACGTTAGTTCCACCAATATCTAAAGTTGTCATTTGAACTTCGCCTGCAACAGTTAATAAACCATCTGCTACTGTCATTAGGTCAGTATCGTCTGTATGACCTATTGTTGTTCCGTTAATTAAAACATTATCAATATCTAGTGAACCACCACTAATTAATCCTGTTGTTGTGATTGCTGATGATCCTGTGTTAATAGTTCCAAATCCTGAAGTGATTGAACCAGCATTTAAAGCACTAACTGTTACCAAGCCAGCTGCCGTAGTAAGATTAGGCATAGATGTAATTTCATCATCAAAGTATGCAGCTAAATCTGTAACAGCAACTTGAACCATAGTTCCGTTATCATTCATAACTACTCTATCGGCATCAGCAACAGTTGTAGAAGTAGCAGATGTATCACCATCCATTTTATTTAATTCTGTAGCTGTTGAAGTTATTGCTACATTTTCATTTATTTTTGGCGAAGTTAAAGTTTTGTTTGTTAAAGTATCTTCTGAAACAAGAGATACTAAAGTTGAACTAGCACCTGCTGGTAAAGTTAAAGTATTTGTAACAGCAGCCGAGTGAGGTTGTGCAATTACGATCTGCCCGTGGGAATTAGATTCGCAGTTAAATTGAATAGCACCTGAATTTGTATCACCTAAAACAGTTACATGTCCTGTGCCTTTTGCACTTATATTAAAATCGATATTAGAATCACCACCAGTAGCTTTTATTGATGGTGGATTACCTGTTGCAGCGTTCGTTACATCAAATTGATTAACTGCTGAACTTGTTGTTTGAAATATAATTTGTTCATTACCATTTTCATCTGCAATAAAATGTGCATCATCTATTAAAATGTTTGCAGAATTAGTATCTAAATTACCACCTAATTGAGGTGTTGTATCTTCAACTATATTAGTTAATGCAGCAGATGTAGCAAGTCCTGATACCACCACTGATCTTGCAACTTTTTTAAGACCACCACCTGAAGTATCAACTGCTAAAAATACATCATCACTAGCAATAGTTGATATTTCAGATAACGATGTTGCTGCTATTGAATTAAAGTTTGTGCCATCTGCAATTAATAAATTACCTGCAGTGTTTGTACCCATAGTAATATCATCACCAGATACTGTAAGATCTCCAGTTACAACTACATCACCACTAAATGTAGCTTTACCTGTATCTGACATATCAAAAGCTAAAGCAGTAATAGTTGAACCACCATCATTACCTTTAATTGAAAAATCTGCATCTGAAACTTTTGTTTCTAATATAACATTGCTTGATGAATTATGAACACGAGCCATTTCAGTGCCATCATCTTCATAAATAATACCGCTACCTGCAGTGCCAGCATCAAGTGTAATACCACCAGCTGATTCTATATTAATAGAATCAACAGCTGTACCGTCTGATACAATATCTAAATCACCGTCTGCATTAGATCCAATTGTTAAACCTGAATCTCTAAATTGAATAACACTAGCAGAATTTAAAAGAACACCAGTATCAGCAACGTGAGTTAACGTTACATCTTGATCTGCACCAAGATTAATAACTGCTGCATCTGCTAAAAATAAATCTGAAAATTCTAATGAAGAAGTTCCTAAAGCTGCACCATCTGATGCATCGGGAACAAAAGCGGTAGAGGCTGTTATAGTGGGTGCAACAATACTGCTTCCTGATAAAGCTGTAAATGTATTTGCTGTAAATCTAAAATCATCTGCGCCAGCAATTTTAATATCTATTTGATCATCTGTATCTGCTGTTAAACTTGTATCACCATCAGCATCTAAAATTAATTCTCTTCCTTCCATGTCAGATGCGCCACTAAATCCCGCATCAACAATATTAGTTCCGTCTGAATAAACTAGTCTTGTAGTTTTTTCTGATACACCAAAAGTAATACCTGTTCCTGATGCTGTTTTGAATTGTACTGTGTATGCACCTGATGTGCCGTTTGTTACAATGTAAACTTTTTCTATAGAGTCTGGTACAGTTACAATAGAATTACCTGATATCGTACCTGTTAGTTTTATAACAGCGTGCCTTGCAACTGATGTTGATTCTGTAGAATCTCCGTCTGTAATAGTTAGTTGTGTTGTACCACCACTAGTTACTGCCTGTTCTACGTAACCAGCAATTGCTTTTTCTACTATTTCTAAGTTGGTATTAGTTTTATCTCCCCAAGTTCCGGCGTTCTCGCCAGTTGCCATTTTTTCTATACCAAGATCTGTAAATGTTGATGCCATAATTTGTTATACTCTTTTCTTAATTAATTTTCCATTTATTTTTACGGTGTTGCAGAGTCAATTTTTGTTCTAACTGTACCATCTGTATAATCGTCTCTTCGTCTTCTACCTGTTTGTTCTAATGCAAATTTTTGAGCTTCTTCTTTATATTTTGCATCATATAATTGTAACATATCCATTGGTCCTTTTAAAAAAGCAAAAGCTTCTGCTAAACAAGCATATAATAAACCGTTAGGAAAATTCATACTAATATAATTAGTATCATTATTTTCAAATATACTTGGCACAGCATTATAGTGTATTTTGTAAGCAAACGTTCCGCTTGGTGTTGGTGATACAATTATAGATCCAGAGTTTGATGAGCTTTCTCCTGTTGCTCCTGTATCTAACATAGCATAATATTTTGGTGTGCCAGTAGATGTAGTTGCTGAAATATATTCTTCTAAATATGTTAAATCTTTTTTTTCTAAATAAGTATTAGCACCAGTATAAGTAGATCCAGTTGCAGTGTAAACCTGCACCGCTCTAATAAATACTGCTCCTGCTGGTACAGTCACAGTTCCTGTTCCTGCTGTAAAATTACCTGTGGATGTTTTTCTATCTGCATCAATTGGTATATCTCTAAAAATTTTATATTGTGCATTTAAAATAATATTTTCTATAACACTATCTGATAGCACTGTTGAGTCTACTTCCGTATAACTTCTTATTTGTGTTTTTAATCCTGATGCACTTATTCCTGCCATTATGCTGTTAGAGTTGCCGGACCTGCCGAGCAATTCTCTCCTCCTCCTGATTCACTTCCACTTGTAGCAGTATCTGTATCTACAGTAAAGTGGTAGAAATCTGTTGTGTTTGTAATATTTCCACTTGAATCTCTTTTGCCAACAGTAATAGAATATCCTGCAGTTTTTGCAATATTAGATCCTGTTATACCATCAAAAGATCCTGGGTTTGCAAACGTGCCTGCAACAGAAGGTGAACCTCTAAATCTTACAGTGTCACCTGTTGATCTACCGTGCGATAGTTCTGATACATTTATAATTCCTGATGAAGCTGCAATTGTTTCAAATGGATTTGGTTTTAATATTGTTGCAACAGCATTTTCTGTTCTATCCGGTCTTGCATTTAATAATGATTGTGGGTCACCAC